CCTGAAGCTCTTTTATCCTGTCCTTGATTTTTATTTTTTTCTCTGGAAGAAGAAGTCGACTGTTTTGTAGTTTCTTTTGTAGTTCAAATTCTTCCTCTTTAAGAGCAACAAAGTTACTTTGCAAATCTCTTACTCTTTGTCCAATCTTCTCTCGAGTATTGAACATTCCCTCTTCAGTAAACCGTTCCCCAGCTTCTCTTACTATTCTTTTAACGGTCCACTCATAGGCTTCTTGAGCTTTCTGAGCTTTCTTTGTTAAATTTTCTAAATTAGCCTTAGTTGCTCCATTTTCTATTTGTAAACTTTGTTCGACTTCTTTAGAAACATTGCGGATATTTCGAACTAAATCGAGTTTATCAGTCAGTTCCCCTTTAGATCCTCGAATCCCGTCTGTAATTTGAGAAAAAAGATTTCGAATCTCTTCAATAGTGTCCTGTCCGATATTCAGACTATCTGTTGCATATTCAAGAAAATCCTCAATCTCATCCAAATTATCTAAAAGATCCGTACCCAGTTTATCTACAAGGTCCCCTAGACGAGAAGCATATTCATCCGTCAAATCATTAATTTTCTGAACATGATCTACCCATTCCTCTTGAAATTTCTTAAAATCTGCTGTTCCTTTATATGCTTCTAAGGTATCTCTAAACGAGGCACCCATACTACTCTGATCGTCTAAACCTAACTTTTTAGCCATTATTGGTCAATTTAGTTATAAATAGCTGCTTACTAAAGAATATACCATTAAATTTCACAAAGTCTCCTCAAAGATCTTTTTCTTCATATTAACTTTATCATAGAAGCTATTAAACTTAATCTCCCTTGAGATCTCCTTAGGAATACCTAATTCTAAACAAAAAGCCCAAACCTTAAACAGGTCTGGGCTTCTTTATCTAGGTCTCTGTACCGAAAAATTTGTCTGTTTCTTTAATTTCTGCATAACTTGCTGATTAGGTTCAGGCCTTTCTACTTGCTTATTCCCTTTTCCTTCAGCAGCTTCTGCTTCAGCTTTGTATGCGTCAACTAGTTCATGGTAAATAAAATTTCTAAGCCAGATCGGTAAATTATATACCGTGTCAAAGTCATAACCACCTTTACCGTAAAAAACTATCTCATGAATCTGACTAAATAAATTCTTTCGATACGTAGCATCAAAAGGAAATGTCGGGGTACAGGAAATTCAATGAAATTGGAATATTTACCGGTTTGTTACTGCCTTCTGGATAAAAGACCATGTCAACATCTGGTTGAATTTCATTAACCTTATTTCTCAAAAATCGAGAATCTCCAGCTAACATTTCTTTATCTACAAAAGCTCTTACTTTAGTTCTATCCGTTTCTCCGTCGACTGACAGAATCATATACTTAAGTCTTGTAGTCAACTCAGGTACATTTCCTCCAGACATCTTTCTCAATCCAGCTAACTCTCGTTCAATAGCTTGGTCATCAGCATGGGTTAAAAGTTTAAACTCAATCTCTTTTCTAGAAACTGGTAAAGTTACTTTAAATTTATTTTCAGTAGCTTGTTCTAATTCTGGGCTAAGAGGTTTGTCTTTAATTTCCGATAAATCAACAACAACCTGTTCTCCTTTATACTCAAACTCATAATTTTTTCCGTAACCTAGAATCCTAGCTGCTACAAGCAATGCATTCTTGTCGCCTAAAAGAAGGTCTCCATAATTAATAGACTTATCAGCTATTAAAGATTGTAAGAGTTTGTCAACAACTATCCCTTTTTCGATAAAATTCTGGTTAGTTAGAATATCTTCATCTCGAGCTGACATATACCTCATCTCTATTTGACCAGAATGTAGTGATGAATCTTCTGGATAAAGTTTACCTTTAGACGGTAGACTAATAACTTCTGTAGGAAAATTTACTTCCATTACTTTTCAAATTAACTTTTTATTTAAAACTCAAACTTACTTATCTTAATAATCTTATGTCCAGTTATCTTATATATTACTCTAAATTGAGACTTAAAGATAGTGAACCCCTGAAATCTAATTTTTGGTGACCTCAGGGATTCTTTTAGAATAGAAAACCGAAATTAATCGTAGAAAACTGGAGGAGTTGGTTTTTCTGGAACTCTTGTAAAGATTTCGTAGTTAGCGTGACTTACTGCTGCCCCGCCACCGAAATCTCCATTACCTCCTGCATATTTCTCAACATATTCTCCGTTAGCGTTGAATCCTCCTACAATAGTATTTCCAGCAAATGACTGGTTTCCTGGTTGAGTAGAGTATCTACTGCCTTGAAGATATCTGTTATAAACACCGTAGTGTTTTGATGAACCAATGTTTGCCATTATCGAATTTTAGTTTAGTATCGTTTTGTTTTTAATAAATAGTGTTATGTTCTAGAAAAAGAACCTGTACTTTAATGTATCGTATTTCTATAGGTTAACTATAGGAAAAGCTTAACTCTTTAAGTAAGGCTTACGCCCATGAACCCACCCTTCTTTTAGGTACTTCTGATAAATTTGTTCCTGATCTGGACCCTTTAATACAGCTTTCGAAACATACCCGTTAGTTATCCAAATTCGACCTGAAAGTTTTTGACTAAGTTTCTTTCTAGTAGCTTCCGAATTATGGGTTCCTAATCTTGTTCCAGGCTGTCCCTCTCTTGCTTTACATATATTTATCCTAGTTTGTTCTGTTCGTCCTTCTTTCCAACCGTCTTTCTTTTGCTGCTCTACCAACCCACATTTTACTCGAGAATTTACTCCGTTCTTATTCATCCAAACTGTACCTTTATTATTACAGACTTGGCCTTTTCTAGCTCGGCTAATAGCAGCTGAATGTTCGGGTGAATGACTTCCATGAATAGCTTTTTCCCGCCAAATAGACCACTGATAAATTTCTTCAAGAGTGCATTGTTCCGGCTGTACCAAACTGTCATACTGTCTCTTCATTCGAACAATTGGCTTAAAAGTAGCTGAGCATGGAATTGCTCTAGCCAATAACACGTGGGCTAAACAATGCTCGTATATTGTTAAATACACAAGATTACTTGGCGAAGCTACACATCCTCCCAATCCCTTTGGATGAATATGGTGCTTTTCTACTCTACCTTCTACCTTGTCTCTAGAAGAGGCCAAGTTAATTAGTCTCAAGTACTCTCTACCGGATTCAGAATTATCTAAAAGATTAAAAAATTCCAACTGTGTCATAATTTACCTTTACTATAAATAGGTAAAAATGACCCATGAACCGTAAGTTATTTTTATCTTCTGTTCTCAACACAGAAAGACCCTGCAAAGAAATTGCAAGGTCTTCGTACTCCATTGAGTTTAAAGTTAATAATTTAAGATTGCATAATCATACGCAAGCTGGATCTGTATATTTGCCGGATCTCCGTCGTTGCTCCATTCGTACCCTTCTGGCGACATAGATGCGATCCAAGCTCCTTTGTAGATCCACTCAGAAATGATATCACCTACTGGTCCAAGAATATTCAGAGTAATATCTTTCTTGTAAAAATCCTGATACCCTGACCTGCCGGTAACTGATTCATATCCAAGACGTCCCCAGTCCATTACAGCTTGGGCTCCCGATGGAACAATCGGGTCAAACAGGGTAATGTTAACATTTTCCCACTGTCTCTTACCTCTAATGTTGAAGTATGTATTAATGTGGTCAATTTTCTTTACAGAGTCAGTAAACTTTGGAGGCTCAACCTTGTTGATCATGAAAGCAGGAATACCGTCTATGTACATTACATAGGAATTTTTCTGCTTTGGTTGGAATGCTGTAAAGAATATTTCGTTACTGTCTAAGATAGCCATGTGTTATTCTTGTTTAATATTTAACTATAAATAGGTCAGAAGCCCTAATTTTGCTCAGAACTTCTGACCCGGTTTTAGCTTAATCAAAACTTACGCCAGTAGCTGTTACTGTAAATGTCAAGTAAATGAATTCAGTCACTTTGGTTGGAATAAGTTGAATAGAAGCTCTAAATTCATTACGATCAACAACATCTGGATTATCGTTTTCTGATGTATCAATTTTGTACGCTACCAAGCCCTTCCTCTGGACAATCGATGCTAGATAAGGATCAACCTGTGTTTTGAACTGATTCTGGAGAGCTGTAGTATTCTGTTCAAATAGTAGACCAGCTGCCATCTTCCTGATTGTATCCTTCACCTCGATCAACATTCTACGTACGTTGATACGGTCTAGTGCACTGGCTTTCTTCTGCAAGGTTTTCTGACCATAAACAACTATTCCTGCTCCTGGAAGTATAGCTATCGGGTTAATGTTTTTAGCATACAGTTTGTCACGATCTGCTCTAGCAAGCTTTCTTGAAGTCTGGATTACTCCATAAACTCCTCCTCTGCTCATACCTGCAGGTGCATACCAAGGAGCTGTCTGGTG